CCGTTAAGCCGGGCGCTGGCTCAAAGCGAAAGTCTGAAAGGTTCGGTCAAAAAGCAGACAGCGGGAAAGACTGTGCTGCGCTCGGCCGGGCGTAGTCTGGGGGTGGTGCCCTACGGCGCGCGATCCCTGACCAGTTTCAGGCGGTTACCAGCATTTCCGCCTGCAACGCAGCCAGCAGCGCATGTGCTGGCCACCCGGTCGGGCTCCCGGCCAAGCACAATCACCTCCCAAGCCTTGGGGGCCGATCAACTTTCCACGGCGGATCGGCCCCTTCTTTGGCAGGCGAGGCAACTTTCATTAGGCGAGGCAACCTCATATGCAAGGGTGTAAAAAATCGGTGCGGAACAGGGTCGGCGTTCATAAAGCCGAGGATACTTCTGTTCGTGATATTTCACAAATCCGTGAGTCCCACGCGGGAATTATCCACAGGGACAATTCCCCGGCTGGGCGAACCTGGCTCGACCGGGCACGCGGCGACAATGGCCCTCTTGCCGGCCGCATGACCCACCCGGACGGCACGCCACGTCTCGCCGAGGGCCTGGGTGGCCTCTACCCCGATTGGGATGACTACACGCTCGCCGACTACGTCAATGCAGAGATCCGGCTCCAGATGGCGGAGGCGGCCTGATGGAAAAGCCCGTCCTCACCATTCCGGAAAGCATTCCCGCCGACGTGCTCGAAAACGTCCAGCGTTATCTCGACATCATGGGATCCATCGATGAGGAGGGCGGGACCGACAAGTACGGCCTGTTCGTCCTTGCCGAGAACCAGAGCCTGCAGATGGTGGGCGTCATGCCCGCGAGCCTTCGCGACGACATCATCAAGGCCGTAGGCGTGTCCGTTGCGATGAAAAACATTCTCGGCAACCGCGAGTGCGGATGCGCCCGATGTGTCGCCGCCCGTGCGAAGTCCGCCCCGGCCAAGACCGAGCGCAAGCCGACCCTGATGGAAAAGTTGTTCGGGGTGCGGAAATGAGTGCCGTCCTCGACCAACGCATCCGCGCCCGCGACTGGCAGAACGTCGCCAAGATCGAGGGCCGATCCATTCATGCCGTCCGCATTCACTACGCGGGCGAGTACGACGGCGCCGATCACGTCGAAGCGCTGACGCCGCGCCTGTCTGACCTCGCAGTGATCCAGCAACGCGCCAAGGCTTTACGCTGGACTGCACACTCGCTCGCCGACGCGGCGTGCGCGAACCGCGAGTATGTCGCCTGCATCCTGCGCGGAACCGTCGATCTGACCGAGGGCATGCGCGATCGCCTGAGCCTCGCCATGGATATCGCCGAGTCGGCGAAACTGGAGCGTGCAGCATGAACACCGTCGATCTCGTCTTCGCCGGCTTTGTCGGCGGCGTGGCCTCAGTCCTCGCCCTATACCCGGTCGCCGCCTGGGCGGAGACGCGCTTCCGTCACTGGCTGGCGCGCGCCCCGGTCGAGCCCATGCCTGAGCCGGAACCGGCGCAGTGGCCGAAGCTTGAACTGCCCGTGCGCGGCAAGGATGGTCGTTTCATTTCCAAGCGGGAGGCCATGCGCTCTCTGCTGGAACGTGATGTGGCGGCGGCGGGAAAATGACCACGAACCTCGATGATTACCGGGCGCTGATCGCCGCCAAGAAGGTCGCGTTTGAACCGTCCGGTCTCAAATCGATCCCGGCGCTGAACAGCCTGCTGAAACCGCATCAGGAGCACTCGGTTGCGTTCGCGCTCGAGCGTGGTCGTGCCGGCCTATTCCTGGACACTGGCCTGGGAAAGTCGTTCTGCGCACTTGAATGGGCGCGTGTTCTTGTCGAACTCACCAATCGTCCCGTCCTGATCCTGGCCCCGTTGGCCGTCGCCGCCCAACACGAGCGCGAGGCCGGCCTCTGGGGTATCGACGCCGTCGCCATCCGCGATCCGGCCGAGATCAAGGGCGCCAGGATCTACATCACCAACTACGAGCGTGCCCACCTTTTCGACCTGTCGATATTCGCGGCCGTCATCCTCGACGAGAGCTCGATCCTGAAATCACTCACGGGCAAGACGGCTCGTTGGATCATTGACGCCTTTCGTCAGACACCATTCCGCCTGGCCTGCACGGCCACACCGGCACCGAACGATCATATCGAGCTCGGCAACCATTCCGAGTTCCTGGGCGCGCTATCGGCGACACAAATGCTGACCCGCTTCTTCCTCCACGATAGTGCCGACACGGGCATGTGGCGGCTCAAGGGTCACGCCCAGCGCAGTTTCTGGGAATGGGTTGCCAGCTGGTCGCGGTGTGTGTCCATGCCGTCCGACCTGGGCTTTTCCGATGATGGCTACGTCCTGCCCGAGCTGCGGGAGACGACCCACATTGTCGATGTCTCCACCGACGCGGACGGTGCCAGCGATAAGGGCGGTCAGGTCATGCTTTTCCGCGTGCCGGACACGTCGGCTACGTCAATCCACCGGGAGAAGCGGCTTAGCCTTGGCGCCCGCGTTGCCAAGGTCGCGGATGTGGTCGGCGCTGACACCGTCAATCCATGGGTGATTTGGTGCGACGCCGACTATGAGGCGGACGAGCTCGCGCGCATCTTCCCCGACGCGGTCGAAGTCCGCGGATCCATGTCACCAGACGAAAAGGAAGCGAACCTGGTCGCGTTCTCCACCGGGGCGGTGCGGCAGATCATCACCAAGCCCGGTCTGGCCGGCTATGGGCTGAACTGGCAGCACTGCAACAACATGGCCTTCGCTGGCCTCAGCTTTTCCTACGAAAACTATTACCAGGCGATCCGGCGTTGCTACCGGTTCGGCCAGAAACGCCCGGTCAATGTCCACGTCGTCGGCGCCAGCACGGAAGCCAACATCCACACCGTCATCAGCCGTAAGGCCGGCGACCACCAGGCGATGAAATCCGAAATGGTCGCGGCGATGCGCCGGGCCATGCGGATCGAGCACGAAACCCAGACCTACAATCCGACAAAAGAGGCCACGCTTCCCGCGTGGTTGTGCGCATGATTATGGACCAGCATCTTGGCGAAGACTACGCCATATATAATTCTGATTGCGTCGAGTTCGCGGCCTCAATGCCGGCGGACAGCGTCGGCATCAGCGTCTACTCGCCGCCGTTTGCGCACCTGTTCGTATACTCGGACATCGACCGCGACATGGGCAACGTCCGCGACGAGGCTGAGTTCCTGGACCAATATCGGTACCTCGTGCGCGAGCTCTACCGGGTGACCAAGCCAGGCCGGCTGACGTGCGTGCACTGCTCCGACCTTCCCAGGACAAGGACGGCCCACGGTGTCATTGGTCTCTACGACTTCCCCTCCGATATCCGCCGCGTCCACGAAGAGGAGGGCTGGACCTATCACAGCCGCATCACCGTCTGGAAAGACCCGGTCGTGGAGATGCAGCGGACGAAGGCGCACGGCCTGCTCTACAAGACGATCAAGACCGACGCGACACGTAACCGGCAGGGCCTACCCGACTATGTGCTCGTCTTCCGCAAGACGCCGGCCGACGAGGCCCGGGTCGATCGTGTCGGCCAGGACGCGAACGAGTTCCCCGTCGAAATGTGGCAGCAATGGGCATCGCCAGTCTGGATGGATATCGTCCAGACAAACGTTCTCAACGTCAAGGTCGTCCGGTCGGACAAGGACGAGCGCCATCTATGCCCGCTCCAGCTGGACTTGATCGAGCGCTGCATCCGCCTCTGGTCGAACCCCGGCGACGTCGTGTTCTCGCCCTTCGCCGGAATCGGCTCTGAAGGTCATGTCGCCATCCAGGCCGGTCGGAAATTCGTCGGCACCGAGCTCAAGCCTGAATATTACCGCCAGGCCGTCCGCAACCTGTCCGATGCAAGCGCACACCGCCCCATGCTGGATTTCAAGGGAGCGGCAGAATGACCCCTCGCCAGACAGCCTGCCTCAATTACATAGACGCCTATATCCGCCGCACCGGCGGCGTATCACCGTCCTACGCCGAGATTAGCGCGCACATGGGCCTGGCGAGCCGCAGCGGGGCGCACAGGCTCGTCGCGACCTTGGAAGAGCTTGGACGGATACGCCGACGTCCTGATCGTGCTCGCCAACTTGAGGTGGTCAACATCGAGGCCGCGCCGGCCAAGAGCGTCGATGCCGACATGGCGGCGATGCTCCAGGCTTATGGGTCGCGGCGCGTGGCGGAAGCGTTCAATCGGCAGACAGGGAGGGTTGTATGGCCAAGCCTCTGACGCCTCCCGATTGCGACCTGCAGGACAGCAAATTCATGCCCCTGTATGTCCAGGCCATGCTCAACAGCAGCTTCAACGCCATGTCGGATGACACAGCGTGGCGTGCCGGCGTGACGCTATGGATGAAGGCATGGTACCAGGTCCCTGCAGCGTCCCTGCCGAATGGCGACGACGAGTTGTGCAATATGGCCGGCTTGGGCCGCGACACGAAGACCTGGAAGCGGATCAAGGCGAAAGCACTTCGGGGATTCGTCGAGGCTAATGACGGGCGCCTGTATCATCCAGTCTTGGCCGAAGGCGCGCTTGAGATGTGGATCAACATGCTGTTGGCCAGGATCAGCTCGGGCACCGGCAACGCCAAGCGCTGGAAGACGACCTTCGACCCGGCGCCGATCGAGGCTGATATTTCCGCGTCTTACGCCCTTCTGAAGGCGCTTAACCCGCGTGCCGATGCCGTCCTGAAAATCGATCGTCGCAATGCAGTGGCACCGAAACCGGATGATGGCGGCGGTCCCGGTGGGATTCCCGCCAACAATCCCGGTGGGATGCAATCGGGAGTCCCGCACCAATCGCAACCTAAACCTGAACCTGAACCAGTAGTTATAGATGGTGGTGTTAGCGCGCGCGACGACCTCGGTTGGCCAATGGCGGCGACGCAATGGGCCGATGACCTGATGGCGGCGACGCAATGCGCCGACCCTACACGGGACATCTGGCCACGCCAGACCGCGCCCGTCCTCGTCGGCTGGCACGAGATCGACCGCTTCGAATGGCGGGATGTGGTTGCCGGCATCCGCATCGTCGTCGCCCAGGGGACGGGACCGCCCGCAAGCTGGAAATACTACGCCAAGGCCATAGCCCGCGCCCGTCAAGACCGCCTGCAACCCACTCCCGAGCCAGTCAATGACCAACGTCGCCAAGCTTACAAATCCACAGCCGAACGCAATCAGGACAGCACAATCGCAGCTTTCCGGAACGTCTTTGGCCGAACTTCCGATAGCCCGGATGAGCCTTTCAGCGCTTCTGGCTGACGAGCCACGCCGGCCGCTGTACCGACGGGACGCTGAAGAGGTCGTCCTGGCCGCGACGCCCGCGACCGACGCCGAAGTCGGCAAGGTCATATTCGGGCTCCTGATCATGTACGAAAGCTTTGACCGGCGAGGCGAGGCGTCGAAGGCCGTGGTCATCGATCAGTGGCGCCGCAGTCTTACCGGATGGCCTGTGGACGTGCTCGAACAGGCCGCGCAGACCTATCTGGACAGCGAGAAGGCCAGCTTCGTTCCGCAGCCGGGCGACGTGCTCAAGCACTGCGAGACCATCGGCCGGTTTCGTCGCGCGCTGGCGAAAAAGGCCCGAGATTTTCTCGACCTGGCCTCTTCATCAAACCCTTTATCGTGAGGAAAGCGGGATGAGCCCGACGCCAAACTGGCAATCCTCTGCCTGCTGGACGAAGCCGAGGAGATCGCCGCCCGTGATCGTCTTCGCCTTCAATTGGCTGAGCGGGATGCAGAGCGTGCGGCGTCGGAACTGGACAACGTGCGGCCGAAACGGGCCGTCAAGCGCTTCCAATGGCCCCCTAGCGCCAAGACGTGCGCCAAGCGTCCATTCGGCTCGGAAGCCGCCGCGCTGCGGTCCTGCGCCACCCTCGGACACACCGTGAGGGCATACAAATGTCCCGACTGCAAATCTTACCACATCACCAAGAACGTTAATAGCTGAAAGGGAAAAGCCGATGAATATAGAACACTGGAATTGGGCGGTTTGGACGCTGGTTGTGCTGAACGTCGTTTGGCTGTGCACGACGATTGGTTGGCACGGGAAGCCAAAGACCGGAGAATACAACGCCGGCGTCGGCATCTTCAGTTTTTTGCTGATTGCCGTCCTTTATTGGCAGGCCGGCTTTCTCAAATGAGCGGAACGAAGTGACGCCGCAAACCAGAAGCAACAACAACGGTATGA